TCGTTTTTGTTCGAGAGATTACCTATGATTTGATTGTTCTCTATTTGGAGGTGTTTTAGTTGGAACTACATCCTTTTCGACGCTGGCCGCGTAACGGCCACCCCCACATATCAATGTTTATTCATTTTTACCCTTGTGACTTTGTCCGAGACAAAATGTCTCTTCATATATATCGTAAACTCCTTAATTTCCAATATGAGTTATAAAATCATGCTATGCCCGAGAAACATAGTTGAGCTCATGAAATTTTGGTTTATCATTTCGCCCATAGGATAGGTATTTACCTAGGGATCCTTTGCCTGGCTGTAAGGCATAAAAGATTTCTCCCCTTCTCGGCTGTATTGTCTTTAACCCGAGTCGTATTTTAGACAGCTACATCTTTATTTCCCAAGAGTTCATCAATTACAACTGATGGACACATTACCCGGAAAGACGAACGTGCTCCCCATGAAGATAATGGTGTGATTGGTCCTATAAGACCTTCTCTCCCTTTGTCAGCTTCTGTAGGAGAGAATTACATGGACCCGAAATCGATCTTTGCATCACCCATTCGGATTGCTTCATATGAACTTTCAACCGCAACGGCTCAAGGAGCTATGTTCTTTAAATTTGCTGTGCCCGAAGTCTTTGCTTCTTTGGATACTTTTCATAAGACTATGCTTAGTACATATGTCTTTTTCAAGCCTTTCGAAACAACCTTCACTATCGATTGCAATGCTACACCCCAACATTCTGGCATTGTGCGTTTATGGTATGACCCTCGTGGTCGATTTATCGATGGTGATACTCCACCTGCTGCTGGCTCTTATGCCGGATCACCTTTACCAATGCGTTCAAATATTTGGACAACTTCTGGACAACCTCATGTGGATTTACAAGTTGCTGACTCTGAACCTGCTTCACTCACAATTCCCTTCGAACATATGCAAAATTGCCTGTCTACAAACTCTGATGATCCTGTTACCACTATGGGAGTTGTCAGATGCATGGTTATTGCTCCCCTTCAAGCTACCCCTACTTCGTCCTCTGTGATTACCTTTCAGATGTGGATGAGTTTCAGTAATATTGATCTCGCTGTACCAATTTGGCCCCATACCCCCCGAATTCCTAGTTTAATCCGAGCTGAGGTTCAGTCTCAAATGGTGCAACAAGGTGCACAAATCATGCAACAAATTCCCCAACAAATATCCCAAATTCCCCAACAATTGACC